GCTCGTAGTCGATTCCGTCATACACCTTGTACTTCGGACGAACTCGACCAGGCGGTGCCCACCCCTCGACTTCCTTCCAGTGAACCATGCACTCTTCAGGAACCAGATCCTTGACCTTCGTGATACGAACTTCGCGGCGCTGAAGGTCGTTCTCCCAGTCTAAAGCGTTGGGGGCGAATCCTGCCCAATTTGCTGTACCCATCGACCGATTGAGGGTAGTCCAGATTTCGCGAAGCTGATCTTCAGCTGCAGCAGCGATTCGCTTGTCCTCACACTCCACATGCCAATCAGACTGGTGTTGCATGAAGGACAGTACTGCAAGAGATGAGTTGACTTGGTAATGATCCCGCATGTTACGGTAATCCTCAAGACGCAACTTGGACAGATCAAACTGAACAAGGCCGCCTCCTGGGAGCCGAACGTAATCAATGTCTCGTCCTGCCCAAGGGGCGAAAGTCTCAGCACCAAGCTTAGGCGGCGGATCCTTCTTGTTGATAAAGTTTTCGATCGGCTGGCCGTTCGGACCAAGGAGACCTGGCATTGCTAACCTTTCGGCTGGAGGCGACTAGGGATCGTCAGTCCCATCATCCCACCGACACTAGGAGGCAATGGAGCCCTAAGTCCACTGCCTGTGCCAGGGAAGGGGATTACGCTACCCATACCAGTTGTGCCGTCTGCTTGCCAAGATTGTTCATCTTCGTCAGACGGTGTAGCAGTCGCCAACACTACACCCTTACGGTATGTCCGGTCACCCATGAGGGTGTTCACGACCCCTGCCATAGCGTCCGCAACGTCTTTCGAGCCCTGCGGCGGGTGATCTACCTTCTTGCCGTCGTAACCAAGCTCCATCAGCTCTTTGACTGCGATCTCAACCCGTTCTGTGTCACCCAATCTGAGATGAGTGACATATTCTGGGAACTCAATTCGTCGCTCGTAAATAGCGTCTCGGAGGTCTTCGTAAGGGAGGGTTGATCTGTCGACTGAAAGGTAATCGGCGACAAACCTCTTCTTTCTAAACTGCTGAAGACTGTCAGTACTCTGGAATCCATCCATCGAGATAGAGTAGATTCGGAATCCTCGATCATCTTTAAGGTCGTATACGAGTCGCCGCACATCTTGAATCAAGATCTCCTGTCCGGGGGGAGCGTGCATCCTCATGAGGCAATCAAAGACTATGTAAGGCTTCTTTTCTCCCTCGATATCGACGACTGCCTCTACATATCCCATTGCCATTCCGAGGGCGTCCCCCTCAGGTGAGTATCCCAAGTCAATGTGAACGTGTCTCTTTCTGGGATCGGAACCACCACGAAACCACGGCTCAAAGAGGATCCGGTGGGGGTCGTCACCGACCGGAGAGGAGTGTCCGTGGCGTTCCTTCCACCGTTCCCGAGCCTCTTCGATTCGGTCAACAAGACTGATGAACGGGTCACTGGCTGCAGGCGGGATTCCAGCAAGGTCCCTAAGGGCCTTTTCCGGGTTCGTCTCAAACTGCTTACGATATGTCGTAGGAACTTCCATAACATGCTCGACAGACTCAAGCATATCTTTGATACCATCGGGAATAATCTTCTTGCGCTTCGTGTCATACCAAAAGCTATTGCGCTTGCCGGTCTGCTTGTTGGTGTATCGTTCCCAGCCAAAGGACTCCCAAATGGTCTGTCGCCAGACATATGCCTTCTCCTTCTTGGAAAGTTCCTTCATCTTGCGGGCGGCGAATCCGTTACCCTTCTTCATCTGCCCAAGGCAGATCATCAAACCCTTGTGGCCAGACTCTAGGCCGTCGTCACCAAACACGGGGAACCGCGAGGCAATACGAGAGTTAATCGCATCGTAGCCGACGTCAGCGTAATCCTTGTCCTCGGTGATCTTGTGGCTGTCCATCTCGTCAATGATGCCACCGAGAATGTTGTAACCCTCGAACATTGTCTCTGCCGACCCACCGGGGAGAATCCAAATATCCTTGGGGAACTTGATTTCCTTGGTGTAGCGGTCGTCGTGAGGGTAATTATTCGCAAACCAGGGCGAGTGCTTAATGCGAGCAAAGATATCGCCGAAGACAACGCCAGTAGCCTGCTTAACGCTGGTGCTCATCTGCATGAAGGCAATACGAGAGCCGGGAATCAACTCGAAGTATTCCTGAGGGTTCTCTAGACACAGAACCCAGTGAGCCATGTAGGGGAGAGCAATGGAAGCGAAGGTCGTCTTGCCGATACCGATAGCACCAGTAAACAGTGCGTCCTCGTAAGGACTGATTCGGTGAGGGTTCGGGTCGTCTCCAAAAATGTCAACAAGAGCCTTACGAAGACCAGGCCGAATCGTCTTACTGATATTCAGATACTCAGCATCGAGAAACTCTGAAATACCAGCAGGCTTTTCAGTAAACCAGGGATACTTGATTAGCCACTTTGTTTCGGCCTGGATCTTCGCAGGATCAAACATCAGACAGGCACGACCTCATGAACGTCAGCGCAAGCCGGATCAGCACACTCATGAATGACAGGAGCGGGAGGCTCAACCGGCGGCTCGTCGGGAACAGTAACTGCGTACTTGGCCCACACACGCCAGTGATCCGACCACGGAATGAGCTCGCTGTCGGCGTCCACGAGGGCGACCCTCTGGTCGTTCTTCAGACGCATGATTGCATCGATAGCACTCGGACGCTTGGGTCGCGGGTTACCACCGTGTGTGTCAGGGTAGTAGTTCTTCTCGTCCCAGCAGGTAATGATACCCTGCTCGGCAAGGATACCGTGCTGACCGCTCTGATCGCCGGGCCGATCAGCTTCGTTGAGGTCTCCGCCGCCGAACCCAAGCCTGTGACCCAGGCCGTTCTCGCGAATCAGGCCACCGACGGTCTGCGTCATGAGCATCCTCATCGGATTACGCTGGGCAGGACGACGCGCAAGCGTAACAGAGTGGAACTCGACATAGGAAATCTCAAGGTTGGGATCTCCGTCGACCATGCCTGTAAACCAAACAGCGTGGCGAGGCTGAAAGCCTCCGGGATTGGGGTGCCCACCGTGAACAAACTTAGCACCCTTGCCAGTGATAACAACGCTGGGGTGAACTGCAATAGCAGGCTCCCAGCCCTTGTTACCTACCCAGCGGTAGCCCGCTTCCTTAACTGCGGTCTTGGCGGTCTGCCAGTCGTCGTTCTGGCCGAGTTCTGTGAACCCAGCAACAATCGGCTGAAGGCGTAGCGTCTCAAGAACCAGCCTCCGTCGGGAAATCTGATTCTTGGAAAACTTCGTTCCCTGCTGAATGAACAGCAGCTCGCGAGTTGCCATTAGAACCTCACCAACTTTCTCTCCATCGGGATGCACAGCTCTGCCCACCTACTCGTGAGGTAGATCAACTGCTCTTCCGTAAAGTATCCACGACCCTTGTTACCGTAGTCGTCGTCCCAGCTATTGTGGAAGCCGTACACCCGATAACGCTTGTCGTAATCCTCGTACTGAAGTCGCTTGGAGGGGTGGAACTCGTCTAGCACAATGCAGTGCCCACCCACGAGGTCGCCCGTCACATCAAGCAGGCCTGACTGACGAGTAAAGTACATGTCGGAATACCAGGGGATGCCAATTACGACAGGGCCAAGAGATATAAGAGAACGGCGTACATCGTTAACGTTAGTTCCCCAGCGATAGGAGCCAAGATATCCTCGACGGACTGCAGTTTGAGCTCCAGCCAGAACGCTTGTCCCCTCATCAGCCTCTCCTTGAAACTCGTCATTGAGAAGGCACTCGTGGTAATAACCCGAGGCATACTGATTAGCGTACTCGACAGACGGTGGAGTAAAAGGTCGCGGCGAGGTCATCATCTCTTGAACCCAGCCGAATCCGACACAGGCACCCTCGCGACGCTGATTTAGCGTCCAGCCGGGTGTCCATCGCTTAGGCGCCTCCTCAAGTTCTTTGGGAAGAACAGCGTCAACGAGGTAATTCAGAGACCGTCGATCGTGCTTAAGTGTCCAGTTAAGCCTGGGATCACGCTTCCGAAAGGCGTGGTAATCCTGAAGCTGATCCATCAGTCTTCCTCTCGTGCTGAAATGACTGTACCGGTAACAGCCTTCTGCTGCTGATCGGGGTTAGCCATGCCCTCAAGAACACCCGCAACCATTTCAGGAGTGATCTGGTCTCGGGGGATACCCTGCTGAACAAGACTCTGCACTACGGACGCGGCAAACTGGCGAGGGTTAGCGCCACTGACTTGTGCGGCTCCACTCGTACCAACATTGACCTGAACCTTGGCGCCACCTGCACCAAAGCGGTTGGGATCAAGCAACTTAGCAAGCTTTACGCCCTGCTCAAACACCTGACCCATCATCTTGCTAACCTCGGGATTAACTTCCCCGTCCACCTGCTCAGCGCGCATACCTCGTTCGAGACGAGTAGAGTTTGCACTAAGGAGGGTTCCAAGGCCGTCGATAATGTCGTCAGCGTTACGAGTGTTAAACATTCGGGCGAGCTTCACGGGCTCAGCGCCAGGCACGGTACACACCGACCCTTCCCTGTAGTACTTGCACTTGTTCTGCAATGAACAGGTGTCACACAACTGCTTGTCAGTCTCGAGAAACTTGCCGTAGCGACCGGTCACCACGCTTTTGGTGGTAGCTGGCTCGTGATCGTTGTCGGAAGACTCGTAATTCCCGGAACCCTCGCCGGTAACCTTAAACTTAACCAGTTCCATGTAGTTTTCGCCAGCCCAAACAGCCGACTTGATATTATACATGCAGCGATTGCGAGGCACTTCCAATTCGGACGGCTTGAATCCAAGAGCAGCCGCCCATTGGGGCTTTGCAACTAGGCGCTCGTACTTCTCTACAGACCCAGCCGGGAGGTGGACACGACCCTTCGAGGCAGCGGTCCGTGGCTCCACGTCCGCTGCACCAAAGCCGTAATTAAAGCAACCCTTCCAGGTGTAAAGCCCGTGAACGTGAAGAATTGCCTCAGGATACTCCTGCTGAAGATCACGCAGGTATCGAAGAAATGCACGACCAACCAGCTCACCGGTATTCGGCAATTCCGTAACAACTACTCGGTGCTCCTGGCCTTTAACCGGACGCTCATCGCCAGATACCGACATGTCGGAACAGGCTGCGTCGTCCTCACCCATTGGAGAAGCCAGAAAATCCTCAAGGATTTGGCTATCCTCACCGTAAACCCAGGTCGGATAAACGGCGGTCGGCTTTTGGATCGTGTCGCCAGGGCGGTATTCAGCAGTACCCTGGGACCCAACGGTGAGAACGCGCCACTGAAAAGAATTTCCGTAATAGAGGTCAGCGTGCTTAATTGGGTCAATGCCCTTTTTCACAAGCAGGCCACGGTCCCATGCGACCTTAGATTCACCGCACTCGACCAATTCCCTGATGTAATCGTGCGGGTTGCGGAACCAGACTTGAGTGCCCACTTAGATTCCTCTCGCACATAGGTTAATGCGGTAACCAAAGTAGCGGGCTAACGGGATTGGGGCAAGCAAGGGTGTTCTATCGGTCTATCGGCGCCGATAACCCGGCATGATTGCGGGGTAGGGGTCCCGTGGACTACACTAAAGAACTCGTCCCGACACCGACTGACCCGACACGGAGCAGAGCCTTGGAAGAGAACGAAATCGCTAACTTGCTTGCTTCAAAGTTCATTGCTCGTAAGGATGCTAAGGCCCAACAGTACGGCGACGGCATCTGGATGGTACATACAAAGACAGGAAAGCGCGATGGAGAACGAATCCCCTGGCGACGAGCCGACCTCCTCTCCCACGTCCGAGGGGATCAGACCTTTGGGCACTATCTCCTCGACGAGTCTAGCTCGTGTAAGCTCATTGCATTTGACGTTGATCTCACAAAGACTGGTCACCTCCCGGTCGCGTGGACTGAGTCCGATGAGCTCGGAGAAGAAGAAGACCTCAGGGAAGCCTGGCTCAATCGCCGACACCCCGCCCGAGGGTTCATAAAGTATCAATTCAAGCTCATGGCTAACATGCTCATGAGCTCGTGTTCTGCAATGCTTGGCGCACCACCCCTCGCCGCAGCCTATTCCGGAGGCAAAGGCATCCATGTGTATGCCTTTACGGGACTTATCCCGGCTCAGGATGCTAGAGACGGCGCGGGAATCGTCCTCGACAACATCGGCGGATTTAAGGCCACCCGAGGCGAGAACTTCTTTGTTCACGAGCAGTTCCCAATCCTGTCGATTGAGTTGTTCCCCAAGCAAGGGTCCCTCGACGGCAAGGATCTTGGAAACCTCATGCGCTTACCGTTAGGAAAGAACATGAAGGCCCCCCGAGAGCCAACCTTCTTTATTGACATGACAAGTCCTGTCGCCGAAATGGTCCCTACGGACCCAATTAAGGCGCTTACAGCAGAGAATCCCTGGGAGTAGCAGGTGGCTTTTGACCAAACAAAGTTCCAGGCCGCTATCGCCGAGCGTCGGCGACAGCGTGAACTGGCTCAACAGCAGCAGGCTACGCCTGAGTTTGACGAAGATCTTGTTCCTCAAGCCGAGGATTCGGACCGGTCTGACGCTGACCGAGAGATAGATCAACTGGTTAATCGCGTCGATATCATCGAAGCTTACACTCGATGGTGCGGAAAGATGCGGCCTGTTATTCGTGGCGACCAGCGTGAAGGGATTATGGTCAGCTGTCCGGTGCCCGGACACGCAGACAAAAACCCTTCAGCCTGGATTAACCTCGATAAGGGCACTTGGTTCTGTGGAGCGTGTGACCGTGGCGGCGACAAGATGGATATCGCCGCGATGCACTTCGGAATTGACGACTACACAGGATCGAACTTTCACAGGCTGCGCGAACTCATTGCGCTTGACCTCGGATACACCGTCCAGAAGGTAATCGGGGGCTCGATTCTCGTCGAGACAGACCCCGAAGACGAGCCTGATAATCCTATTCCGGATCAAATCGCGCAAGTTGTTGCGCTTTATGAAGACGAAGAGGAAGACGAAGTTCCAGTACCCCACCTAGATTGGGGTCCCATCGTACCCGAGAATACTTTCCTTTGGGAGTACATGAATGCTTGCCGTGTGGACGATGTTCCCGAAGAATTCCACTTGTTCCATGCACTTGTCGGACTGGGCTTCGCTCTCGGAAGAGACGTTACGCTATTTGATTCTACGCCAGTCTACGGAAACCTGTTCATCTGCACTCTTGGTCGATCGGGCACTGGTAAGTCCAAGTCCCGCCGTCACCTTGACAGGCTCCTTCGACTTGCACTGCCTTACGACCGGAGCATCCTGCCAAGTAAGGGCGTTCTGCGGGTCAATGCACCAGGCTCAGCAGAACACCTGATCTACCAGTTCCAAGAGCCTGTTATGGATCCGACTGATCCAAAGAAGCCACCGGCTTACTACGCTCCAGTGCGTGGATTGATCGACTTCAACGAGCTTTCGTCGCTTGTGGCGCGAACGAAGCGCATGGGGTCAGCGCTTCAACCGACTCTGATGCAGTTCTACGACATGGACGACGTTGTTGAGACTGGATCTATGACAACCGGAAAGAAGATGGCTGAGCTTCCGTTCGCGTCGGCCATTACGACGACCCAGCCGAGGTCGATTCGAGGTCTTATTGACTCTAGCGACGATGCAAGCGGGTTCCTCAACAGGTGGATCTTCGTTCCAGGCAAGGAAAAGCCTCGCTTCTCGGTCGGCGGCGCGATGGTGGACATTATGCCTGCCGTTAAGCCACTACAAGACATTCAGGGCTGGGCTAGCAGCTTCAAAACGACCGATCAGGTTCAGTGGTCGGCAGAAGCGTTCAAGGTTTGGGACGACTTCTTCCGTCACACGCTAGAGCCTACCCGGAAGTCAGCCACGAGTGATCTGCTCGTTCGTGTAGACCTCACGATGAAGAAACTGGCGCTCCTGTTTAGCGCCAATCGGCAGGAGAAGATCCTCTCAGAACAGTCCGTAAGAGACGCAATCTACTGCTGGGACTATCTTAGGACCTCCTACGGTATCCCGGCTGCCGAAATCAGCACAGAACCGCTCAACAACGAGATTGCTTCAGCCCTAATCGACCAGATCCAAAAGATTACAGCCAGGAAGGGGACCCCTCCGACCCTCAGCGAGATCAACCGAAATCTTGCAAAGCGAAAGTACGACATTCGCCGGATGGAGCAGGTGCTCGAAACCCTGTCCAAGATGCAGATTATCAAGATTGATCAGAACAGCAAGAGGGGACCCGGACGACCGGCTACGAGGTACGAATATGTGGGATGACTCGAAGTTCAAGAAAATCCTTTCGTGGCCTGAGTTTGCCGACGTTAAGGCCGAACTAGAGGACCCGGACTGGCTTACGTTTACTCACGGGCTCCACTCCACCGCCAATGAGGGCTGCACTGGGCCGCTTTGTCGGTGGGCTCGCCGTGAGATGAAGTTCAACCAGCGCAAGAAAAAGCTTGGTGACTCCTATCAGCCAATTCGCCGCAAGACAGGAAGGGACCCCATTCTGGAGTACCTGGCAGAGTGTCACCGCTACGATAGATTGTCACGAGAGATTGAAGGAAAGAAGGTGAGAACAGCATGATGGATACGTTCTGGTGGCTCATGAGAGGACTTGGCTTACTTCTTGTCTTTGCGTTTGACGTAGTCTTTGTAGGATACTTTATAGCCCGGTGTATCCAGATCGGACTAGCGCCTGCAATCCAAGAATCGGTCAACGTTACGAGGAGGATTATCGTCAGAATCGCACACGGCCCGGAGCTTGGCCGACCCAAGTGCAAGGGTCTGCACGACACCGCCAAGATGGAAATGGAGGAGTACGGAGAGATTAAATCAGACTCAATCAAGGAGCACGTCAATGGCTGCTACGTCACGGGGTTCTACCAGCTCCGTGACGAAAAGGTCGAAGACCTCAATGGTCAGTTTGCACAGATCTTGGCAGCAGCGCAACCTGCCAACAGTGTGACTGGCACAGCGATGGTCTGTCCGAACGGTCCTGCGGGCATTACCCAGCACCACTGGAAGACGCTTGGGGATCGCACATTCTGCACCAACTGTGGACGAACGAGAGGCAAGTAAATGACAGACAAGACTACGCACTACGCCGCCTACATCAAGATCGAGAGGGTTGACCTCGAAGAAGCCTCAAGCGCTGTCGGCGGTCGAGGCCTGACTACTCCGGTGCCCGCGACCAAGCGCAAGGTCGGAGAGGTTAGCCAGATTACGGTCAAGGCTCCGACGATGGAGATTCTCAAGCGCCGTATTCAGGCTCACGTTGAGGTCGTAGAGGACGACGTTCCGCTGGACGAGAAGAGAGGAGGCTTGACTCGTGGCTGACAAAAAGCTCCAGATCGAGCGCATCTTCAATGGCCAGTTTCTCTGGCGCTTCAAGTCCAGCAACGGGCGTCAGGTTAGCTGGTCAGGCGAGACCTACGTCAACCTTTCTGACTGTATGCGTGGCGCAATCCTCGGCTCGCCAGTTACGGCGATTTTCGAGGAGGGCACGATCCAGTACTTTGACACAGACGAGCTGGCCATTAAGACCGGTCAGTACGAGTTCATTAACAGCTGGAAGGATGATCAGGGGAAGCCGATTACTCGGAGCCAGGTTCCAGCCATGGCACTTGCAGAGCACCTCGCCCAGCGTCCCGATGTGGTCTTTGCGCTGGAGTCAGGGTTCCGGATCGACTCTAGCGGTCACCCGGTGATGAACAACAGGCTGTACCACACGAGGTCGGAGGACCTAGAAGACTGCGTGTTCGGCTGCGGACTCAAGCTTGTAGAGGAGGTGGAAAATGCCTAACTGGGCCTGGATTATCCTTATCCTGGTGATTGTCGCGGTGATCGTACTCGCGGCAAAGCCTCGAGGACCGCGAGTCTGAGAAACTAACCCCCGAGTCAGGTATTGCCTGGCTCGGGGGTTTTTCTTTGCCAGAATCCCACAAGAGCTCTAACGTCTAGGAAGGTTACCTTATCGGCGCTCACCTTATCCAGCTGTTCCTCTAACGCACGGATATATTCGGCGCAAGAGACCGGCATCAGGTTATGCTCGCCGGGCACTGTCGAATCCTCTACCCACCCAATCTTACAGTCGCACATAAGGTGATTATAGCATGTATAGCATGATCTAGCAAGCCCCCGTACTGCTAAAAAGCTGGCGCAAAAAATCACTTGACTAGGCAAAACCTAGCCTGACCTGCGAGTTCTAATTATTGCAACCTTTTCTGCAACCGCCCATCGACCCGGTTGCAAGAATTCGGTTGGGGCCGGTGGCGGTTGCAGGAACTCGATTGTTGCAACCGCCGGATGCACCCCGGTTGCACTAAAAAACCGCAGGTCAGAGGCCGTTTTGGGGGGTTTCTGCAATTGTTGCAACCACTTCGGTAACGGAGAGCCATATAGCCCCCCTACCAGAGAGCTGGCGTCCAAAATGTTGAGCCAAAGACTGTGTGCTGGGACCAGAACGGTCGGTGTAGGGGGGTGCGGGTGTCCGGTGCAGGAATAGGTCCCGGGGACCCCAATATGCCTATCTACCTGCAGTTATTTATTGCAACTATTATTGCATCTACTATGCAACCTAGCAGCAACCGGGCTGCAACCCCTGGTTTAGATCGTTCTTGTCTACGAAATAGACCATGGTTGGCATGATCGTATGAAACAAGACTAAACTGTACTATAATATACCATGAACAAACTAGAATCCATGGGTAATAATACAGAATACCAGGTGTATGTAACTAGAATCTGAAAAAGTTGGTACGCACTAAAAGGGCCCAGAGGCGAACACGGATAGGGGGGGTCCGGATTTTCTGGTCTGTCCGATTCATTCCAGATGTTCTACCCGTACCGATAACCTATCCTATCGGCGCGTTTGACGACTGATGAGCACTGGTGTCCGGGTTTGTTCTCATCGTCCCATATCAGTGCAATACCGTACTTTCACACCCTTAGTCACGCGAAACGAGTCGCAAGACCCCATAGCACCTTCATTATCCAATGTCCGACCCCGTCACCCTATCCCCGGACCAGTCGGACATGTCCAATTCCACCAATCAACACTATGTTGATGGGCTAGGTACTGTTAGGTCTCGTCGCATGTGTTAATCATACTTACTTACTAAACAACTAGACAATACATAGATAGCAATACCTGTATGTATACTGTATTACTACACTAGATACACCCATGCATACACCCCTATATGTACTGTACTACTAGACTTACTAG